GAAAGAATTTCATTTGGAGAACAAAATGTCAAGTAATAGCGATAAGGAAGATGTCATGATAGATCACCAGAGCTTCACCGAAAACAATCGACCTCCTCCATCAGATTGGATGCCTATCGCGAATACCGATTTCCGCAGATGGGGTCCTTGGGTTTTTCATGGGTGCAAACGGAAACGACCAGATCACATTCAATTCAATTCCATCGGTGGTACACGACATGATATCTCTGATGTTGTCGTTTATCTCACATCTGATGGAAGTGGTTGGGGTCGCAATCATTCACCGGTATGGGAAGAGATCGTATGGTATCGTATGCGAGCAGATCATCCATACTACAAAGAGATCGCCAAAACCAGAGAATACGAAGTGGGTCCACTCACGATAAAGTATGTTTTCGAGAAATCTGGACTAACAAATCTCAGTGATAAGCAAGCTCTTCTTGACTCTATCGAAATTGCGCTAACAGAATTGACAAAAAATGGAGAATTATCATGAAGAAGCGTAAACCGAATAAGCGCAAGCAGGCTCAAATTGAGAAGGCAAAATTGGAATCAAACTCCAAGAAGCCTCTACTTCGACGAGATATAGGAATGATACTGGGGTTGCCATTGGGATTGTCAATCCTTGCAGCTCACGTGATTCGCAACAAAGGGCATAGGTAAATGAACAAAAATCTGACAAGCAGTCTGATGGAAATGTGCAAGTCGAGTTTCCCAAAGATCATCAAGGTCGCTCTCAATATTGCATACAGTAACGGTATGATCAATCGAGAATGCACTGAAGAACACTTCATGAGAGAGGTTGTTCGAATCATTTCGAATAAGTCGATCTTTGAGTTGACAGAATTAGAGTTTGTGTTGTCGAAGAAGACAAATAGCCAGCTTGGTGTAATTGCTGATGGCGAACATCGTGAAATGCAAGATCTTTTGTCAGACTGCACAGACATTATATTCGCAAATACTCTCTTTGAAGACTTCTTCGAAATCGAGTGAACATTTTTTGCAAAAATGTTGACAAAGTAGTGTACATCGGGTCTCCCGTATGATATTCTAAAACTATAAAGAAACAAAGGAACACATCATGTCAAAAGACTATGAACCACTCATGAAGGTCACTGAAGATCAAGTGGAGGTCTTCTTGGACCCAGTAGATGCAAAAAACTTCATTCGCCGTATTCGGAAGGTCAAGTTTTTCATTCACTACAATATCAGTCTTGTCACTGAGTTGAATGAATCCAATGAACAAATTCGTGGATACGATCACAGCTCGACATTGTCTGCAAGCGCTCGTCAAGTTCAGGAAATTCTGAATGACTTCGTTCGATTCAACAAGATCAAGGCTGATAATGGACAGGATACTGGCAAAATCTCTGTCACTCGCCTTGGTAGCTGTGTGTTCATCGGATAGGAGAAGAAAATGGGAAGAAGATTGCTCACTACTCGTTTGCCTAAGTTTGAAGGTGAACTGGTAATCCTCAAGCGTGAAAGTATTGCTTCAAACATTAACCCTGATAAAACCATATCCCCATGGGTTGGTCGAACAGAAAGTGGAGAAAAGATCATCGTGGACAGTTTCCGACATGACGCTCAACTCTTCCTTTCCACAGCTGGGTTTTCATGGAAAATGGAATATTCGAATGGTTCCTAGCGAATTCCACATCCATGTAGACGCAGACCAAATCCCTGGCTTTCACAGTCAAGAAATGATAGCGGCATCAGGGAAATGGCACCCACTATTCATCCGTGTGAAGAAAAAGGTCGTCAACGGTACCGTCAAATGGGTTCTCTATCGAACAAAGAACAGCACCATTGACATGTATGTTCATCTGTGATTAATTGATCTGACTGCTCTGTCAAAATACGTGAGTAGAAGGAACAATTCATGACAAAACGCTATGAGAAAACTTATGCATTGAGAACCGAAGGTTACTCAAATGCTGAGATTAGTATAAAGACAGGAATATCACTTCGGTCAGTTGAGCGGGACATTGCAAAGGCTAAAGCATGGAATGATGCACCCGATGAAATCAGAAGGGCTGCGAAAGTAGGCAACCTCGACGATCCTCGAAATTTAGGTCACTTTTGGCAGATACAGAAAGACGAAGACGGAAACGGTTACAGTCTGTTCATCAAGAACCCTGAAACCCACGAGAAAATATCATTCGAAACTATGATCCTCCAAGCCATCGATGATTCGAAATCTGATGGTGCAATCCCTTACGAACCACGAAGCGAACTCGCTCTTGGCGATCACCTTCTAGTTGTTGATCTTGCTGACGTACACTTCGGTAAGCTTTGTGTAAAGAGTGAAACTGGATACGTATACAATCGACAGGTTGCTCGTCACCGAGTGATCGAAGGAACGAAAGCACTCTTGAAGAAGGCAAAGCCATTTGGCATCTCACGAATCCTATTTGTAATGGGGAACGACATTCTCCACACAGAAGACGGCAAACGATCCACACGAGGAACCGATCAAGATACCGACGGTTCCTTTTTTCAGGTCTACAGTGACGCAAAGGCTGCAACTATCGACGCCATTAAGGAGTGTGCGAAAGTGGCTGATGTCGATTTGGTGCACGTCATGTCAAACCACGACTATCGATCAGGTTGGTGTCTCAGTCAGGACATTGCATCGCGATTTGAAAATTGGCCTACCGTCAATGCGTCTGAATACAACTTGAGCTCGCTCGATCGCAAATACTATGGCTTCGAGCAAAATGCGATTCAGTTGACTCATGGCGACAATGCGAAAGAAGAGAAGCTCTACGGTCTGTTCGTCTCCGAAGCAAAACAGTTGATCGGCAAATGTGATCACCTTTATTCGTACATTCACCATGTTCACCACAAGATACGACAACGCAGAGGTGTCGACACTTTCATATCTGAAAAGGACCACGTCGGAATCACAGCGATCTCATCAGGTTCTCCAAACACTGCGTCTGGTACACACCTCCAGATGGAACACGTTCGTTCACCTTCTGCACCTGACAGCTGGCACAGCAAATTTGGTTTTGTAAATCGTCAAGGTGTAGAAGTGTTCCTGCATCATCCCACCTACGGCCAATCAGCTCGATTCACTGAGTGGTTCTAGAACAAAACTGTGTACATTCCTTCGATCGTGTGTTATAATGAATTATCGAATCATTCAATCGAAGGAAGAACACACGGAGAATTTGGACGTGAGTGAAGGCACACTCTGGCTGCATCTCAAGACTGGAAAGATGTACAGGGTTATAGGTTTGTTTGTTTCTGTAGGCTCGAAAGCGCATGGAATCCTGCCGTACTTTACGTCTCATTTACCGAAGGAACAAATTCCAATCCCTATCCCTATTGCTCGTGATCGCAAGGAATTCCTTGATGATCGGTTTCAGAAGATTGCCCCGTTTCTGACAATTGATGAAAACACTTCTCCACCAATTCAATATGAACAAACCAAAGGACTCTGAACATGAAGGTAACTAAAGCCGTATTCCCCGTAGCGGGACTAGGAACTCGATTTTTGCCAGCAACAAAATCCATTCCAAAAGAGATACTCAATCTCATCGATCAACCTCTCATTCAGTATGCGATTGATGAAGCGAGAGAAGCAGGAATCAGTGAGTTCATCTTTGTAACTTCTCGTGGAAAGAGCTCTCTTGAAGACTACTTCGATCGATCACCAGAATTGAATGAGGCTTTGAGCAGCAAGGGTAAAGACGACATACTCAAAATGCTGAAAGGTATTGAGATGGAAAGCGGATCTATCGCTTATGTTCGTCAATCTGATCCGATCGGTCTTGGGAATGCAATCTATTGTGCTCGACATCTCATCAAGAACGAACCTTTTGCAGTAATACTTCCTGACGACATCATTCAGAATGATGGGATTGGTGATAATGGTTGTATGAAACAGATGGTTGATGCTTACGATGGTGGAACGATGATCGCATGCATGAGAATGAACGATCCTGAAGAACTCTCGAAGTATGGTGTCATGGACACTCACAATGGCAATACTGTAGGAATGGTTGAAAAGCCTGCGCCTGGTAATGCACCTTCAAATCTTGCAGCTGTTGGTCGATATATTCTCGATCCTCAGATTCTTAGCCATCTGGGTCATATCAAACCTGGATCAGGTGGAGAGTATCAACTGACGGACGCCATCAATCTTCAATGCAAGATTTCCTCTCTCGATCCGAAAGTTGTAGTTAGACCATTCGTATTTGATGGAACAAGGTTTGATTGCGGATCCAAAATCGGATTTCTGAAGGCAACTGTTTCGCTTGCATTGCAACGAATCGATCTAGGTGATGAATTTAGGGATTTTCTGATTGAAATCACAAATTCCGAAAAGGAGAAAACACTATGAACAATGAATGGCTTCCATTTTCGACTGCTCCTGATGAAGGAAATTTTCTCGTTTGGCTTAAAATTCCTAAATTCGGAAATCACATCTTCCCGATGAGAAAATCCAAAAATGTCACTTCAATAATCGGCACAAACTTCACATTTGATATGCCTACACCAACACACTGGAGACCAGAATTGGAAGCTCCTATTGACATGAAGGATAAAGAACATGACGACTAAAGAAGATATCATTGAGCTCAGGAATCGAGTCATTGCTGGTGACAAACTTCTCACTATAGACTTCGCGCACTATTTTTCAAGTGCGACATCAGCAATGCTTGCCTACAAGGCATACACGGGATCATCTGATTCTGCCTTCGATTTCATCAAAAGAGAACTTCCAGGGTGCACAACCATCGAGCTTTCTCTATTCGACGATGCATGGACTGCTGAGCTTTTCCATAATGGAAGAACAAACACATCTGAACACAGTCATGGAAGATCGTTGCTCATGATTGCGTTGATCGAGATCATCGACAATCTCTCAATGAAGGAACAGTAATTTTGACTCGTAGGTTGACGCGTAGATGCATAATGTTCGAGGTGTCCAGAAAGCTTGATGCTTCTCTTGGAGACATCTTCCAAAACGATATGGCCATATCTACAGAAATGGTTGATAACGAAATCTGCATGATTGACGAGTCAATCAATTCCACGAAAAGAGGATCGAAAACCTCAACAAGCTTAAATCTGCAATGATAGCTTTCAGGAAGAAAACTCTGTAGTGTACTTTCATTCTTCTGTAGTCTATAATCTAACTATAACAAATGACTACAAACCAACTATCACAATTTAAGTTGGTGAGTCTCTCTTTTCAGAAAGCCCGTATGGAAAATGATTGATCTCGTCTATTTCACAGATCGAAGACGTCATCTCATCTGTGAGCCGTATTCGATTGCGAATCTCCACAGGATGGCGGAAGAACTTGGAATCAAACGTTGCTGGTATCACTCCTACAAGCATTACGACATTCCAAAGCGTCGAATAAAAGAGATCGAAGCAAAATGCGAAATCATCACGTCGATTGAATTGATCGAGAAGGTGAAGAAAGGCTATGGACAATGAGAACATTTACGAAAACTATGTGGAATGGAAAAGTCTCGGAATTTGACGACGAAAATCCTCCACCTGGACTTAGTCGCAAGACGAGCGCGACAGACGATATGAGTTGGTACTGGGAGAAGGTCATCATGACACTTGAAATCGGTCAAGTCACAAAGGGGGACTTCTGGGACATCGAGCGTACATCGTAGATCAAATTTTATTGCTCAATTTGCAACAAAGTTGTGTACTTCGGTGTCAGAATGTTGTATAGTGTTTGTTCCATACTCTGTGATACAATAATGACTTCCAGATGCTTCACCGGTTAAACCTGTGACTCTCTGAGTACCTTCGTAGAGATTGATGTATATTATATAGTCAAACTTATTATGTAACCCAGATAACTTCAGGTTACATGAAAATAGTTGTGTACTTCTGAGTCCACCTATTATATACTTAAATTACTACCAATTTTAACCAAAACTGGGGGTAAGTCAAATGAAAACCAAAGCGAAGAAGACTACTGCTGAAAAAGGAAAGGAACTTGTGGTCATTGACATTTTGAGCAATGACCATATGATGGTGAAGCCAGTACCTGTGAAGACTTCTCTTAGACGAGAAGTCTTCAATCGTGGTTTCAAGGATTTCATGGCTGGAAATCCATGGCCAGATGATGCAGATGCTCATAGGTTTTATGTGTATGGTCGCCAATTTGCTGCCTACATGAAAGCTTACGGGTACGCGAATGTCCGGCTGAAAACAGGACAGAAATTGAATAAGTGGGTTGAACCTCGCTTCAAAGATTTCTGCATGATCTCATTCGGTTTTGTTCCCGAATAAGTGAAAGTGAAAGTGAAAGTCTTTCGCCCATGAGTTATTTCGTGGGCGAATGATGTGTGAACCCCTCCCCTTCATTATCGCAATTGTCAAAAATTACAAAAAATAAGTTGTGTACTTTTGAGCTACGATATTCTATAATTGAACTATAAACAAAGGAGACTCCAGAATGGTAGTTCACGAAGAACAAGATGAACTCGAAAGACACCAATACGATCATGAAGAAACTACCGTGAAATCGATAGCTCTAACAAGAGCATTTGGAATTGGGTATCGTGAAGGTATGAAATTGAAGCCTTGGCGAAATATCGATGAGTTCGTTAGAATAGATTCAGTCATAAATTATGAAAGGGGTAGACAATTTGCTGCATGGATGAAGTGTGAAGGCTACGAATATGTGCCTTTAAAGCTTGGAAAAAAGCTGAACGATGATTGTCTTTATCTTGTCTACCACTACGACTTTCATGTCGACTTTATCTAGTTCCTGTATGTGGCCTTAAGTCAAAAATCTTGCGCTTGTCCATGTTAAAATACACATGGAAGAACCACAGAACATTCTCGGAATCGACTACAGCACATCAAGTCCTGCCGTCTGCATCAACGGCAAGGACTTCTTCTTCATCAATCGTGAACCGAAGTATGAAGGAATCTACAAGGAGGGCGACATCACGATCAAAGGTATTTGGTACGGACCGAAGAAATCCGGTCACAACCAATTGCAGATGTTTGGTCATCTAACTCACATTCTCATTCAAGAGATCAAGCACCTCACCCCAGGAATTGCGTATATCGAGGGGTACAGCCTCGGTTCAAAAGGCAATCTCACTTTGATCGCTGAAAACACTGGTGTGATGAAGGTCGCATTGGCGATGCTTGGTTGGGAGATTCGAATTGTTTCACCGATGACTGCAAAAAAGGAATTTGCCGGAACTGGTGCTGCGAAGAAAGAGCAAATGGCAGATGCATGGTTCAAGAAGTTAGGCTTCTATGTCCATGATCGAGTTGGTTGCGACAAGGGTGCATCACCTGCATCAGACGTTGTTGATTCTCTTGCCATGTTGAACTGCAAGTCATACAATCTGAAAAATAAGCGCAAACCTAGAAGGAAAAAGCGAAATGAGCCTACACAATAGCCTACACAATACCATCAAGAACGTGCTTGAAGGCAAAACCGAAAAATCGTTCAATGAAGCAGTTGGAATGGATGTCATGAAGCTTCTTGAACCAACTATTTCAAAGTGGAAAGAGAAAGAGCTTGCTGAAGTCTTGACTGCAACTGGCTACAAGACAAAGGCGTATGACATCTACAATATGAAGTATCAAGGCATCACCGGAAAGAACGCCGTGTTTAGTATCACATTCGAGAGTCCCAGAGACGACAAATCAGATGGCGGCAAAGTATATGTCTTCATCAACAAGAGCGGAATGCTTGAAGCCGAATTCTAATGGTTGACTTCATCTCATCATTTAATGATGGTCCTGTCACCCCGGTGGTTCTCACGAATCCCGGGGACTACAAGGTTTTGGACTTCACACTTGAAGGTGAGAATGGCACCATTTCGATTCCTGAGAAACTGCTCGGCTTCACAGTATATGAGAACCTTTCGAATCCGTACCTGACTGCCGAATTTCTGATTGTCGACACTCAGAACCTACCAAGCACTTTTCCCATCGAGGGTGGAGAGAAAGTCGAAGTCTTAACAAGAGACTGCCTTGGAAATGACCGAACACTCAAGTTTCGAGTCACCAAGATCACTGATCGTGCACCAACTTCTCCGTCGTCGATCACATACACCATTCACGGAACATCTGAACACGTCATTCGATCTCATTCAAATTCGATCTCTCGAGCCATCATCAATCAACAGGCTGAGAACGAAATCGATGCCATACTGAAAGAGCTCGACTTTCCGAACGAACTGAAATCGTCAGCTACAGCTCAAGAAATCTGTGGCATCATACCAAACTGGCGACCATTGAAATCGATCTCATGGTTAACGAAACGTTCATTCTCGGATGTGTTCGAGAACTCTCCTTACGTGACGTTCATGACCATCAATGGTGAGATGTTCCATGTCCCTGTCGATCTGCTGTACAAGACTCCCGCTCGGCAGACTTATCGGTGGTTGGCAAACAAGTCGAGTGTTGACGGAAATCTTTCGTTGACAAATGACACTCGCATGACTCGACATCTCTATTCGTTTCTCGACTTCAAGGTCATGAAGACTTCAAGCACTCTTGAGAACCTTTCGTCAGGCATGTTCAAGACTCGAGTGCAGATGATCGACCTGTTCGAACGCAAGGAAGAAGACAGCCTTTACGACTATGCCGAGTCATTCGATGACACCGAACACCTCGGTTCAAAACCCATTTCGATCTTTGATGCTGAGGTTGGTGCTGATTCGATGTGGACGACTGTCTTTCGACACAACGGTCTCTTCTCTCAAGAGAGTGAGCAGTCCCGTTATGAGACGAAGATTGCAGCACACAACTCAAAGAAGCAACAAATGAAGAACTTCGTGATCCATGGACGAGTTCCTGGTCACTTCGATCTCAATGTCGGTCAAAAGTACGATGTGCGAATTCCAGGCTTCTCAAACTCACTAGATTTTCAACAATCTGACGAGTATCTGTCAGGCAACTATGTGATCGATGCCATCAAGCATGATTTCTTTCCGAACTCACAGTATGTCGCAACGATTCAAGCATTCAAGGATTCTGTAGGATGAACTTCAAGAGCTCTTCAAAATACATGGTAGGCATGGTCGTGGATCGTGCGGACCCGCAACAAAGAGGTCGTCTTCGTGTTCGCTGGTTCGGATACTACAGTGACGAGATTCCTGTCGAACAACTGCCTTGGAGCCTTGTCGTTTCTCCAATCACATCTGCTGGTCTTGCTGGAGTTGGTTCGACACCGACTGGCGCAATGGTAGGCACATTCGTTTTCGGATCATTTATCGATGAAGCTCAACAACATGCTGTCATCTTTGGAACCATCAATCCTATCGAAGGTCTTGGTGATGGTGATGGTGATGGCATCATCAATGAACATGGTATCCTCGACACAAACGAGCAGTACGAAGGTCCATCGAATGCAACATTCAGTGGTACAGGTCCATCTTGGTTCCAAACTGCAGTTGGAGAGATTGGCACGAAAGAATTTCGGAATGGCAGTAATCCTGAGATCGTCAAGTACGCGAGATCGAATGGTTTCTCAGACGATGAGACTCCGTGGTGTGCATCCTTTGTCAAATGGTGTATGACTCAAGCAGGTCAATCAACAGACGGCATTACAGGCATGGCTCGCTCATTCACACGAAGTTCTGCCTTTGAGAAGATCAGTGAGCCTCTTCATGGATGTGTGGTTGTGTTCGATCGACCTCCCAACCCTTCTTCTGGTCATGTTGCATTACTCGACTCCATTCAAGGTGGTCGTCTTCGTGTGTTAGGTGGCAATCAATCGAATTCTGTCAACATCCAAGGCTATGCTACAAATCGTCTCGTCGGAATGTATTGGCCGTTTGGTGCCTCTAAGGACGGATTCGGTGTGTAAAATAGAAGAACAGTTTAACCAAAAGGGACCTCATCAATGAGCCTTCAACGACCTGCATCCATCAACGATCTCATCGCCCATGCAAAGATGAAAATTGGTGAACCTGTCATTCGTGTCAATGTCACCGAAGATCAGTGCATTGCTGCTGTCTATGAAGCTGTCGATCGTTTTACCGACTATCATGACGAGGCTTCTGATGAAGGCATTTTCATCGTCGAGATCACAGAGCAAATTGCAGCTGATCAAGGCTTCGAAGTTCCTGAAGAAACGATCGCTATTCTCGAGGTTCTCGGTATGAGCGGTGGAGGAACTAGCATTTCTGGTGGTGGAGAAGAATACTCGATATCGAATCAACACTTTATGATTGGTGGAGTCCACGACAAAGTAAGCATGTTCCTTGCTCAACGTGATCTTTCGTATCTTCGCAACGTATTGAGGCCACCACCCGTCTATCGATTCAACCAGAGCACTCGGTTTCTGCATATTGAGGAACGCTCGGAAGAATTTGTGGTTGGCTACAACATCATGTACCGTGCAACGTTCAGTCTCGGGGACATTTCAACTCGATTCTGGCGGGATGTATGGTTGATCAAATATACGACAGCTCTCATCAAGCGTCAATGGGGAAATAACATCACCAAATACACCAATGTCGAACTGCCTGGTGGCTACACACTCAATGGTGATCAACTCCTTTCCTCTGCGAAGGAAGAGATCAAAGAGCTCGAAGAAGAACTGTATGAAAACGCATCTGTGATGCGTACAGTCATGACAATTGCATAGGAGAAGCAAAAATGAATCTGAATGAATCTATCACATCTGTCCTCAACGAAGTTCAAGTGCGTATCGGCAAACCCCCGAAGGATACGTACAAAACCGTGCTTTCTCGTGGATACGACAACAATTTGAAGATTGGCGATCCATGGATCGATGCTGAAGGGAAACCTATCGCGAATACGATGTATCTCGGTGAAGCGGACTTCGCTGTGAAGCGTTCTGGTGGATATATCGAGATCGTTCACAACGATATCGATGGAAGCCAATCAAACACCATGTTGAGCACTCAGCAACTCAAAGCTCTTGCACGTCTCTGAAAGGACTCAGTATGAAACTCAACGACATCATCAAGGAAGTCATGGAATCGAACGAATCTGATCCAGGCTTCTCGAAGATGAATGAAAGCGTTCTCTACAACAAAGGCCAAGACTGGGCTGTTGCTGTAGTGAAAGCAAATCGCAATCGTGTCGGCAAACCCACTGTCGATGAAAAAGGCGAAGAGATGAATGGAATGAGCTGTCTGACAAAGGATGGTGCCTGGCACTATTATCCGAAGACGAACGTCCTTTCTCACATCTCTCAATTCAGTAAGAGCGAAGCATTGATCACTCTTTCCGACGAACTCAAATCCTCACTCAAGAAGTTCGTTCTGTAAAGGACTATCATGGCAAATCCACACTTCAACAACTTCCTCTGGGACAACGATGCGCAGATCATCGAGGACCTTACTTCCGATTTCATCTACGACCATGGAATCGGAGTTCAGTATATGCCAAGGGTGGACGCTCATTTCGATCCTGTCATGCAAGAGCCGACTGTTAGCACCTTCCGAGATGCATTCGGTGTCGACATCTTCATTGAGGCTTCGACTGGTCAGTACATGGGTCCCAACGCAATGTTCGATTTTGCAGGATTCTCGTATGGCAAAGACAATGTCACGATCCATTTCGATAAACGGAAGTTCATCGAGATTCTCGACAAGTATCCTACAGAGGGCGATCTCATCTATGTTCGCGAACTTGATCGTATCTTTGAGATCATTGATGTCGACACACCTGATCCGATGCTTTCTGGTGGCAGACACTTCTCAATTCCTGCTACGATGCGCGTCTATGGTGCTGGTGAAGGCACAACCAACTTCGATCCTCTGCTCATTGATGATCTTGACTCCAACAACCTCAACGAAATCCTGAAGGCTCTTGACCCATCAATGGACCTTGTCGATCCGACTGAGCAAGAGATCAATGACGCCCAAGTCAATAACGATCCTCAGACCCAGAACGAACGTCTCAAGGATGCAGAGCCTGGCACACCATCTGTCGACCCTAAAAGTAACCCGTTTGGATTCTCATAATGCCCATTGAAAGACGCTGGTTCGCCCATGCACACATTCGCACAACGATCTCGATGTTCGGCAAACTCTTCTCGTCGGTCTATCACTCTCATCTGAGTGCTGATGGCGCTACCGTTGAAAAGTTGTCGCGGGTACCAATTCGATATGTGCCTGAATCACGCTCTCACTTTCAGAAACGTGAATCAGACCCTGAAGACCTGAATCGCTTTATCGAAACATATCCTCGAATCGCCTACACCTTCACCGGTTTGTCGTATGACTCAAGTCGTCAGGTGTCGATGCATCAGAAATTCCGGAATCCTCAGGATGCAACACAGATTGGCTATTCGAGTGCGCCATACAATCTGTCATTCGACATGCGCATCCTCGCCAGAGACAACATCAAAGCCTGTGAAATCCTCGAACAGATTCTGCCGTTCTTCCGACCAAATCTCAATGTGTCCATTCGCAACTCTTCCTATAGGGAGTTGGATCACGACATCATGGTGACTCTCGAATCTGTCAGCCAAGAAGACAACATCGAAGACAACGAAATGCGTGTCGTCCAGTATGTGCTTAGCTTCTCTGTTCAAACCAATCTACAGGGTGTCGTCACCAACTCTGACATCGAGATCACCAAATTCGATGGCATTGTGGACGAAGGATCAGGTCCTCCACCTGGCACACCTCTGTATGAGATCGTGAATGGAACCATTCGAACCGTCATCCTTGAGCTGCATGACCTTGATGTTCCTGCAGGAACTGAATCTACACCAATCGACTCAACCATCATAGGAGAACCACTACCATGATCTACATTCTTCCTAAAGGAGACTTCGAATGAACCTCATCTTTCGTCTTATCAAAGGCACACCTATCACAGCTGAAGAGCATGACAGCAATCTAAATGAATTGCAGACCAAGATTACAGAGCTTGAAAACCTCATCATTGCTCTCGATGCACGCGTAACGACCCTCGAATCCGCTTGATCTCTCTTTTTCACCCCTTTGAAAACGGGTGAGCGGCATTTTTTTAGGTGCAAAAATTGGCATCTCGAAGGGCACTCAGGTCTAGGATCGGGTGCCCTTTGCTGTGCTGAACTGGTCTCTGAACCTGATTGACATGGTGATGCAAACGAACCCTTGCGTTGTGTCTGCACACCAGTTCTCACACCTACTCGTTGAGCCTTTTCCAAATCCGACTCGCGAGTAACCAACCCCCATTCCTCACTGCAACACGGTCGGCTTGATATATTTTCAACGAATTCACCCATCCTACAGCAGTGGTTCGATCTTGATGCAATGAGCTGTGTACTTTTGAGCTCCTTTGTTCTATAATCGAACTATAAACCTATACTATAACAAACAAACAGGAGACGACATGACTCACATTGACAAAGAAGCTATTCGGGCCATCCAGAAGCGCATCGGGTCAACACCTTTCCCAGACGGCTTTCAGGATACCGCTGATGACGCCTCAGTCATGATTTCCGATCTTGAAGAACGTGTTGAAAAGGCAGAATCCATGTTGCGAAACGTCGTCTGGCGCGCAACATGTGGAACAATGCAATACACAGGTCAATCCCTCAATGACATATGTGTAAAGATTACGTCAATGAGAAACAGTCTATATCTTGACGGAAAAGCACAAGGCGTAAGAGATGGCGCAGCTATACTACCCCACGCATATAGGGCAGGAATGGAGGCTTCTGCTGTCGAATGTGAAGAACTGGGCGCACGTACTATGTCCCAACACGGCAGTCAAATGCAGGAAGATTGCTACACGAAGGTGCAGGCGTTGGTGGATGCTTCGTCGTCATTGATCGCAGACGTTCGTCGTCGTTACCCGAATGAGGAATTGCGGTGTACGTATATGATCGCGATGGACGCCGCCCTCGCAAAATGACTGTATAGTCGGCTGGAATTATCTTCTTTCGAAGTATGCCAACACAAACGACAAAGAATATGTGGCCGAGGCATTTTCTCTTTATATGCACGCGCCTGTAAGTCAGCACTACAGAATACACCCTGCTCTTTTGCAGATATTTAAGGATGAGGATAGGTCAAATGTCTCTTGATG